GTACTGCGGCGATGCCCCGAGGGGGTACCCCCCTGGGGGTCTATGCCCGATTCCGCATGGCCGCGCCGCGGCGACCACCGTCGCCCCGATTGCACGGCCAACACTGCGGTCCGACGTACCGGCGTCGGTCCTCCGTGTGGCCCAGGTCCATCGTCTCCGGCGTGAGCTCGATGCCGCACGACGCGCAGCGCACGGTCTCGCCGGACCTCATCCGGCGAACGATCGCCGCGCGGCGCGCATCATGCGACGCGGCGTAGCCCCGCTGCTGACGCGAGCCACGCTGCGACTCGTAGAACGCCGCGTGCTCCTCGCAGTAGCGGACACCTGCCGGCAGCAGCACCGGGCACGTCGGCGAACCTGTGCATCGACGGCGCGGAGCGGTCGGCACGCGACACCTCCGTCAAGTGGTGCTGGCGCCAGTCGGGTCGCACGACCGAGGCCAGCAGCGACGAGGACCGCGACCGCGCGATTCCACGTCCGAGAGCACCGGCCCACCCGACCGGACGACCTGCATTCCCACCCACTGGGAAGCACGAAGGCCCGAACCGCTGCGGCCCGGGCCTCTCATGTGGGCATGACGAACCCACTGAGGTGCAGGCTAGCAGGTCGACACGTCCGACCGCACGCTCGGCATCGACGGCGCGTCGCCGGGACGCGGGTCGGGGATCTGCTCGCCCATCGCGATGCGGATGTGCTCGCCGAGCAGCCCGATCGTGTCCGAGTCCCACGCCGCACCGCACCCGAGGCAGACCGCGACGAGCGGGTCGAGGCGGACCTGCAGCTTGCCGCGCACGTCGCAGTTCATGCACGGGACGTGCGGCTTGAGGGGCGGGGTGTCCCACGTCGTGACGACCCGAGCACGCGCCCACCACCGAAGCACGTCCTGGTCGACGAGGCGCGCGTCGTCCCGGTCGAGCGTCGTAGCCCGGTCGATCAGGTCGACGACGAGCACCTCGACCTCTCCGACCGCGGGCCGGTCCGTGACCACCGAGCACCAGAAGCGCACGCCCTGGTCGACCGCCGTCCACGCGTCGAGCGCCTCGAGGTTCGCCGTCGGGCGCGACACCGCACCACCCCCGGATGACGTGCCAGCGGTCGACCCCGCGATCGCGTCGTGCAGCTGCTCGAGCAGCGGCGGGTGCTCCACGACGTGCGGCCGCGGCACCAGTCGCTGACCGTCACCCTCCCGCAGCGCGAACCCGCACAGCACGCACACCGGGATGCCGCGGTGCTCCGGCGTCAGGAGCCTGGTCCGCTCCACGACGTCGACCGCGGCAGGGGCCGGGAGCGTCGGGCACGGGCCGGCGTGAGCACGGACCCACATCGTCTCGGCCGTCGTGCGCGGCTCGACGAGCTCACGCAGCCGGGCCCTGATCCGGTCGACGACACGGCTCGACGCCGCGAGCTCGTCGGTCCGCTGCTGGGCGTGGGTCATGGTCATGCGTCGTCGCCTCCGGTCGGGCACTTGCGGCAGGGCTCGGGCAGGTGGTGGGTCGGGCAGTGCATCTCGTCGCCCATCGGGTCACGCGGCCCCCGGTAGCCGTGCCACGGGGACCCGTACCGGCCAGGCGGCGGGGGAGGCTCAGGTGCGGGGCCGGCGTCCAGGCTCGGCATCGGGTCAGGACGTGCAGGAGGGCCACCCTTCCCGCGGCGCCTACGCCGAGACCGAGAGCGCGGCGCCGACCCCGGCCGGTGACCCTCTCCCGGACCCTCACCCTCACCCTGTCCCTGACCCTGACCCGGGCGCGTACCCGCGTGCGCACCCGCGCGCGCGCCCGAGGACACGATTCCGGTCGGCTTCGAGCTGTGCTCTGAGCACTGCTCCGAGCACTGCTCTGAGCACAGCTTTCGCGGTAGCTCTGCGCGTAGCTCCGCGCGCGGCTTCGGCTCGTCGCGCTGCCCGGGGTTCGACACCGGCGCCGTGGAGGGCGTGGGCGATGCACCAGCGGCGAGCGGGGTGCTCGGCGATGCGTCAGCGGCCACAGCGGCCTCCTGGGCGGGCGTCAGAGCCCTCGGAGCGGGCAGGAGCGTCATCCCCGCGTCCACGGGCGTGCGGCGGCCCTTGGTGCGGTTGCATCCGCCGCACGCGACGACGAGGTTGCGCACACCGCTGGCCTTCGTCGGGTCGACGTGATCCAGCGTCGGCTTCGCGGCCTCGTCCTTCGACGAGCGGTCGTACCGTTTCACGAGGCGGGCGCAGTACCGGCAGTGGGCCTGGTTCTTCAGCTTCGGGTCGAGCGGGTCGACGCAGTCGCGCAGCCACACCGCGTTCACGATCTCCGGGCGCTGCAGCTCCGATCGCTTCGCGCGGGTCTCCCGCACCACCGCCGCCTGGTCGTACCGCATCTGCCACCAGTCGTGGAAACGCCAGCACGGCTGCGCCATGCCCGTCACCGGGTCCACCTCCGGGACCGGGTCGCAGCGGTCGCAGTCGTGACCCGGGGCGTGCCAGAGCCCAGCGTCCACCAGCAGGTGGGCGAGCTCGAGCGCAGCGGCCCGGTCATAGAGCAGCGACATCAGCGACTGCAGCGACACCAGTCCATCGGTCCCGACGTCCTGCGACGTCGAGCCCGCCAGCGTCCACACACCCAACGCGGCGAGACCACGGTCGTCGCCGTTGAGCATCAGCCCCGTCAGCGCACGCGCCTTGCGGTTTGCGTGCAGGTGGTCATCGACCTGGAAGAACGGCACCAGGCGTCCTCTCGGTAGTCAGTCGGAGCACCGGCACTCGCCGGTGTACGGGTTGATCCATCCGCCGCAGGACTCGCAGCGCGTCGACTCAGCCATCGCCATCACCTCCCTCCACACCAGGCCAGGCAGCGAGCTCGTCGTACGCGCCGCCGTCCAGCCAGTCCGCCGGCCGCCACACCCCCGCGTCCTGCCCCGCCGCCGCGAGCGCATCCAGCCACACCTGCTGCTGCGGGCGGATCCGGCCCTTCTGCGTCTTCAGCTCCCGGTACAGGACCCGGCGCTTGCCCGGGTGGACCAGGACGAGGTCCGGGAAGCCCGGCTGCGAGCGCCGCGAGTCGTGCGTGTGGTAGACCAGCCACCCCAGCAGCCGCGCCGCCTCCAGCACCTGCGCCTGCAGCGTCGCCTCCGACATCTGCGCCGCGACCAGCGCACGATGCTGCCGAGCCGAGATCGACACGAAGCTCACGACGCCTCACCGTTCGCGATCTCGAGCAGCACGTCCGCGTGGCACGGCTGGTCCAGCGGGCACCAGCACGCGAGGTCGCGGCCGCGGAGCTCGTCAAGGTCCCCGGGGCGAGGGCGGGGAGCAGCGAGGTCCCCGACGGCCCACGAGGTGAGCCAGAGGTGGCGGTAGAGCGCCACGGCCATCGCCGGCGTCAGCGACTCGACACGTTGCGTCCGCTCGATGTCGACGAACACAACGAGCGCGGAGCCGACGCGGTACGGGTTCCCCCACTTCGACGGCCGCGCGACGATCACCGCGTCCGGGTGCTCGTCCCGCCACGGCCGCTGCCGGGACATCTGCACACGCCGCGGCGTCACGATGCGGCCCCGTCGCCGTCCGCGGCCTGAGTCTCGCCCAGCGCGACCCGCAGGTCCGTGACGATGGCGTACTGCGCGGCGTAGGCGGCGGACACGCCGGTCGAGTGGACGTCCCACGTCTGCGGGTCCAGGGCGTCCCACTCGTCGGTCAGGTCCGCGATGCGCTGCCGCAGCTGCTGTGACCGAGCCACCTCGGCCCGCAGTCGTGTCACCTCGTCCAGCGCCGACACGGGCTTCGGTTCACCCAGGGCGCCGGGCTCGCCGAGTGCCTGCCACACGGGCTCCCACCCGGACAGGACCTCGAGCGCCTCGGCCTTCCACGCGCTGAGTCGCCGCAGCTCGTCAGCGGCGCGCGCCGTGAGCGCGCGGTTGTGCTCCGTGAGCCACTGCGGGTTGATGTGGTCGTCGAAGCAGACCGGGCAGATCCACGCCTGATACGAGATGTCGTCGCTCATCGGCCCACTCGCAGGTGTGCGGCCGCAAGCTGCACGACGTCGAACGTCTCGATCGCCTCCGGGTGCGCGGTGTCCGGGTGGGTGAGTCGCTGCGCACGGCGCAGGAGCTGCGTCGGGCAGTCGAGACCAGGCATCGGCACGCCTGCCGCGTAGGCCTCGGCGGCACGCTCCCACCAGGTCTCGTCGGCCTGCGGGTACGCGGCGCGGATCAGGGTCATCCATGCGCGCGCGTCGGTCCACGCCGGGCTGGGCCCGCCGCCGATCTGCCGGTAGCCGCGGTACTGCTCACCGGAGCGGGCAGCCCCGTACCGGTCGACCGCGCGCAGCGCCTCGAGCGTCAGCGCGACCGCGTAGACGTTGTGCTGCCAGACCTCCATCGGTGAGGCCCACGATCCGGCGCCGTACGCGTCGGACCGGTACAGCAGCGGGCCGTGCTTCGACTCGAACGCGACGACCACGGCCGGAGCGCCGACCGCGCGCGCGTTCGCCCGGAGCGTCCCGTCGAGGCGCAAGTCCTGCTCGCGCACGTCGACCTCGAGGACGAGCTCGCGGCCGTCGATCATCGCGAGCTCGCGCCCGAGCAGGTCGAGCGCCGCGGACCACGACACCTTGAACTGCGAGCCTCGCCGCTGGGCGGCCGAGCGCAACCACGCGCGGTCAGACAGAGGTCGCGTTGTGTACCTGATCCGTTCAGCCACAGTCGGCCTCCGTGCGGTCGAACGCGTCGATCGCCGCGAGGAGCAGCGCCGCGGCCTTCACGAGGCCGACGCGACGGCTAGCGCTGCCCGGGCCGGTGTGGAATGAAGCGTCCCAGGCGCGGAGCACTGCCTCCTTGACGACCCCGTCCACACCCAGCTCGTCGTCGTGCTCAGCGGTGTACCCGCGCTCGTGGTGCGTGCTGCGCTCGGCGGCGACGTCTGCCAGTGCGAAGCCGACGCGGGCGTATCCGGCCTCGATGATCTTGTCGGCGTAGTGCGACGCGTCGCCACGGCCGACCTCGTGCGTGCCGTCGCCGTTGTCGGAGGCGAACACCAGGAGGTTCACGAGGTGCAGGCGGTCCCCGATCTTGCTCACGTCGATGTCGGTCATGCTCGCGCCTCCTGTCGGTACGGGTTGTCGTCCAGCGAGGTCACGACGATGGCGTCGTCGTTCAGCCCAGCGTCACGCTGAGTGGTGAACAGGTACGAGTACCCCTCGTCCCACGCCTTCGCGGCGAGCTCCCGCTCCCGCTCGGTCATCTCGATGTCGCTCATGCGGTTCTCCGTCGGTTGTGGTGGTCCTGGGCTGCCTTGACGGCCTGGTACGCGGCGGTGGTGGAGCGGCGCTTGCCGGACGCGATCGCGCGGTCGTCGATGACCGTCGCGGCCGGCGGCGGGTACGACGACGCGGTGATCCCGCGGGCGGCGCGCAGGCGGTCGAGCTCGCACGGCTGCCCGGGGACACGGCTCGGGTCGGACGACGTCAGGCCGCGGCGGCCCCACGGGGAGTGCGGGTCGCACCACCAGCCCGACGCGTACAGCTGCGTGGGTGCGTCACAGTCCGGGGCGTTGCACGGTCGCCACGTGCGCTCGACGGTCCGCGACCCGGCGGCCGTGCGCAGGTGCGGTGCGGTCGCCGCGGCCGCGGGACCCGCGACCGGGTCGGGCTGCAGCGGTGGGCGCGGCGTCGACGTGAGGAGGTGCAGCACCCGGTCCCACGTCTCCGGCGACGGCGAGCGGTCCAGGCCGGCCTCCCGCCACACTGCGCGACGGCCACCACCACCGACCTCGAGGTCCAGCGGTGACGCACCCAGCCGCCAGCACGTCTCCACCAGGAGGCGGGCCTTCGCCTCGCGGTTCTCCTGCGCGACACGCGTGTGCGCGAAATCCACCGGTGTCACGACGCACCACCACCCGCGGCCGCGAGCGCGGTGAGGGTCGACGGGTCGACGTCCATGCCCCAGCCGTCCGCGCCGTCGACGTGGACGTGGACCCGTGTGGTGCCTGTCGTGCGGGATGCGGGGCAGGTCGTGACGGTGGCCGTGCGGGTGCGGTCGTCGACGACGAGCTGCACGCGGGTGCCCGGGGTCACGGGTCGACCTGCTCGTCGTCGTCGGGTGCGGGGTCGGTGTCGAGGTCGGGGTCGTCGAGGTCGATCGTGACGCGGAGCCGGTCGAGGTCGGTGGTGGACGTGACCGTGATGCCGTTGTCGCGGAAGATGTCGGCGACCTGCTCGCGCAGCGCGTCGGTGACGCTCTCGGGGACGTCGATGCGCTCCGGGCGGCGCAGGGGCACCAGGTCGCCACGCCACGTCGAGAGGAGCTGGTGCTCGTCGGACTTCCACGTGCCGTTCCCGGGGAGTGCGGGCACGGAGCCGAGGAGGGTGCCGCCGCACCGCACGAGGACCTGGTCGGGGGAGTCCATGCCGTGCAGGCGCACCGGCTTCTCCTGCCAGCCGGCGATCGCGACGAACCTTGCCAGGTGCTCGGCGTGGACGCGGTACGCCTGACCCGTCGACGGGACACCCTCGAGCGCGTCGACGAGGTAGCGCGGGACGTCGGGGTAGCGGTCCGCGTCGTTCGCGGGGACGACCCGCTGGACCGCGAGCTTGCGACCGTCGACGAACTCCCCGACCTCCGTGAACGTCACGTGCTCACGGGTGACCTCGATGCGCATGTCGTCGTCGCACCACGACATCCGCAACGGCCCACCCGGAGCCTTGAACACCGCGAGCGCGGCACGCACTGCACCGATCGGCAGGTCGAACGTGTCGACGCCCGCGTCGGCGAAGTCGCGGATCTCGGCGCGGTACGCGGCCGCGGTGATGAGGTCCGTGCACCAGGCGTGCAGGTGGGTGCCCGTCGGGACGAAGCGCACGCGCCCGAGCATCGGGGTGTCGTCGGTCTCACGGCCGGCGTGCGGGGCGGTCGCGAGGAGCATGCCGCGGAACTGCCCGCGGGAGATCGTGAACGACGTCATCGACCCGCCTCCGTGTACTGCGCCGTCTGGGCGTCGTCGATCAGGAACAGACCGGTCAGGCCGAGGATGTTCACGAGCGCGGCGGCGACGTTCGCTGCCTCCCGCGACACGACCGCGGTGTCACGCATCGTCTGCACGTCGCGGGCGAAGTCACCGGACACGGAGATCAGGACGTGTCCCGCCATCGCCGCGTCCCCGGGGGTACGGGCGATCAGCGCGGACAAGCCCGCCGCCAGGCCCCGAGCCGGGTCGACGAGCCCCGCGATCACCGGGTCGTACTCGGCGAGCGGCACGACCTCCTCACGGAGCTTGCGGACCTGGTCCTCGACGTACGCCATGGCCTGCGCCGGGGTCTGCGGGGCCGGGACGCTCACGCGGTCACCACCTGGTCCGACACGACCACCGGCGCACCCGGTGCGACACGCACACCACCCGGCGACGGCTGCCCGCACAGGGCGCACTCACCGCGGCGCGCGGAGTGCTCGTGCAGGGCCTGCTTCTCGTCCGCGCGGATCACGGACTCCCAGCACGCACCGCACGCCACGTCCCCCAGGCGTGCCCCACGCGCGTGCTGCAGCTTCACGCAGCGGGCGCGGGCCCGCGACGCGAGACGGTGCGCGTCGGACAGGTGCCAGCCCGACCCCTTCGCCCGGTTGCGGACCTTCCCGGCCCTCACGCGGCCCTTCTGGATCGCGCGGGTCAGGGTCCGCTGACCGGCACGGACCTCCTCCTGCTCGTCCGGGTCCAACGCCAGCAACGCGAGACGACCCGACACGTGCGACTGCTGACGACCCACCCGCTGCCCGATCTGCGCGTCCGTCAGACCGTGCTGCGTCTTGAGGCGCTGGTACGCGCGGGCCTCCTCGATCGGATCGAGGAGCACCCGCTGCTGGTTCTCCGACAGCATCGCGACGAGCACCTGGTCCGCCGGCATCTCCCGACGCACCACGACGTCCACGTCCCGCCAGCCCAGGCGCCGCAGCGCCGCGAGCCGCCGGTGACCACACACCACGACCAGGCGGTCACCATCACGGCGCGCGATGATCGGCTGCAGCAGCCCGACCTGCTCGATCGACGCCGCGAGCTCCGTCACCTCCGTGACCTCGTCACGCGGGTTGCCCGGGTCCCCGTGCAACGCCGACAGCAGCACCCGCTGCAACGTCGGCGCAGGTCCCGCCATCCGCGACGACGGCACCTGCCGCACCACCGGCCCCACCGCAGCGTCCAACGCCGCCGCGAGCGCGTCGCTCGTGTCCGTGCTCATCAGCCCTCACCCTCCTGGTCGGTCGTGCTCGTGATGTGCGCCCTGCTGCCGGTGAACCGGACCCGGCGCGGCAACCCGTGCGCACGCTGCAGCGCCTCGCGCTCGGCCTCCGTCGTGCCACCCCAGATCCCGTGCACCGCGTGCGTCAGCGCGAACGACAGGCACTCGCGTCGCACCGGGCAGTCGCCGCACACGCGCTTCGCGGTGGCGATCTGCGCCTCATCACGAGACGACCGCGGGAAGAAGAGCTCCGGGTCCAGCGCGCACGGCGGGCGCCGCGACAGCGTCGGGATCTCGACGTCAGTCATCGCTCACACGTCCCCGTCGTCGTCGAGCTCGTCGTCGTCCTCGTCGGGGACGACGACCAGTGCGGCGCGCTCCGCGTCCGACACCTCGTAGCCGAGCTGCTCGAGCAGCCCGTACCACCGGGTCGTCGTGATCGACCTGCCGCCGTCACACCACACGTCCTCGGTGATCGGCTCGACGCCGGCCGCGAGCGCGGCGAGCAGACGCTGCGGGGCCGGCAGTGCGGCCGCGGCGGCCGTGACGAGGGGCAGGAGCGCGCGTCGGTGGTAGTCGTCCTTGTAGTCGTCGGGCAGGTCGATGCGCAGCCACTCGACGAGCCCGTCCGCGTTGTCCGCGCGCCACGGCACCGAGTGCTGACGGTAGACACCGTCGTAGTAGGCGCCCTCCCACGGGCCCTCCGCGAGGACCGTCGCCGCGTAGTCCACGACGGTCGCGGTCTGGTCCTTCGTGAGCGACTTGCGGTCGTGGATCAGGTGCTCGAGGAACTCACGGCGCATCGCCGCCGTGACCGTCGCGAACTGCTTACGGGCTGCCCGCGCGTCACGCTCCACCTGGGCGCGGTCCTCGCGCTCCGCGCGCGTGGCGTCCATCCGCTCCTTCGCGGCCGCGTCCTGCTGCGCCTCCTCGAGCGTGAACGGCCGGTACACGCCGAGCAATTCGTAGTACCAGCGCCACGACCACCCCGGACCGAGCGCCGCCTCGAGCTCGGCGAGCGTCTCCGCGTCGCGGAGCCGCGTGACTTCGGCCTGCGAGAACCGGGCGTACGCCACCGACCCCTCAGGCGCCTGCCACTGGTCGGCCTGCAGCTCGGTCGCGTTCGCGGCGCGCAGCAGGTCCAGCACCGGCGCGAACATCTCGTCGCGCTTCTGCCGGTCCCGGACCTTCTGCAGCTCGAACCGGAAGCTCGGCGTGCCGAGCTTCTTCACGAGCGGCGCCTGGTCGACCTCCGGGAGATCCGCGATCGCGGCCGCGTCGTCCAGGGTGATCTCGTGACGGTGCACTGCCGCACGCGCCTGCTCCGGCAACGGCACCAGACGCAACCGCGAGCGCACCGTCGTCTCCGAGCGGCCCGTGCGGGCCGCGACCGTCGCGACGTCGACACCGAGGTCGAGAAGGCCCTGGTAGCCGTCGGCCTCCTCCACCGGGGACAGGTCCGTGCGCTGCAGGTTCTCCAGGAGCATCAGCTCGAGCTGGTCAGCCTCCGTCAGGGACGGGTCCACCACCGCCGGCAGGTGCGTGACACCCGCGAGCGTCGCGGCCGCGGTGCGACGGTGCCCGATCACGATGCGGTACGCGGACGGGCCGTCAGGGTCCGGCACGACGAGCAGGTTCTGACGGACACCGTGCGCACGGATCGAGTCCGCGAGCTCCGTCAGGTCACCCAGGTCCGTGCGCGGGTTGCGCGGGTGCGGGTGCAGGCGCTCGACCGGCAGCAGGGTCGTCGAACGGAACCCGGCCTGGTCGGGGTGCAGGTCGGCCGACGACGCGATCGCGTCGAGGACAGGGGCGGCGGTGGTCGGCTTCTCCGGGGCGGGGACGGCCGTGCGGCCGCGGCGCGGCTTCGGTGTGGTGGTCGTGGTGGGCATCGGGTGGCTCCCTCTGTCGGCGGGTGGGTGGTCGTATCGGGTGGTGGGTGGTCAGGCGGGGGTGCGGTGCCAGACGCGCGCGTACCGGTCCTCGAGCAGCTCGGCCGCGGTCAGGTAGTCCGCCGCGAGGTCCGGGTCGTCGAGCCGCCAGAACGCGGCGTCGGAGTGCGCGCGCGCCGCGGCGGCCGCGAGCGCGGCGGCCGGGCGGGCGGGCGTCGTCGACCCGTCGGGGTGCAGGACCCGCTGCGCGAGGTCGCGTGCGAGCGTCCGCTCCCGCTGCAGCAGGACCGCGGCGAGGCGTCGCGGTCGCGGCACCGTGAGCCCCGCCACCCGGTTCGCGTGACGGGCCGGGCACGTCGCGAAGTGCGTCAGCGCGGGGTGCTCGTGCGGCGCGATCGGGTTGTCGACCGTCAGCGGGCGGCAGGTCGTGCGACCCGTCGACAGGGCGTGCGACGGCGCGACCGGTGACAGCGCGGCGTCGTAGTCGACGTCGAGCGGGATGTACGAGCGGGTGCGGGACTTGCGCTGGTGCTCCGGGATCACCAGGACCAGCGAGACCGGTGCACCACACAGCTCGCATGCCGTCAGGCGCCTCACGCGGCAGCCCTCCGCTCCGCCGAGCGGGCGCCCTGCACGGCCGCGAGCACGTCGTGGCGACCGTGCCGGAACGCGGCGCGCTCGACCCCGCTCACGCTCACCCCGAGGCGACGAGCAGCCTCAGTCGGGTGCGCACCAGACGAGACGAGGTGCATCCACTCGTCGAGGTCGACCCCACCGCGCGGCACACGCACGCTCGTCGGGACCGGGGCGGTCGGGTCGTCGAGCGCGTCGTCGTCCCACATCGCCGGGACCGGCCACCCACCCTCAGCCGCGCGGCGACGCGCACGGGACGCGGAGCCCCGCTCGCGCTGCGTCGTCTCCGGCGCCGGACGGTCACCGATCGCCTCGTACGCCGCACGGACCTTCGCCGCGGTCGACGCGACGACCCGATGTCCACGCAGCGCACGGTCGAGCGCCTGCCGGTCCAGCCCGTGCTCGTCCGCGACCCGCTGGACCGACCAGCCCAGCGCGAGGAGCCCACCCAGGCGGCGGACCGTACCCGTCGGGTCGACCCGGGCGCCCGGCGCGACGTCACCCAGGCGGACCGCGAGGATCTGCTCAGCCCGTGCACGCCGCACCCGACGAGCCGGGTCGCGACGCGTCCCGTCCTCACGGAGCTTGCCGTACATCAGGGTGCAGATCGCACCGCCGTGCATCCCGGTCAGCTGCTCGATGCGCTTGAGGCCCACCCCGGACGCCATCAGCGCGCGCACGTGCTCACGCACCGGGTCGGCGTCGACGAGGTCCTGACGGCCGTACGCCAGCTGGCGCAGCCGACCCTGCTCGTAGTCCGCGTTCGCGACCGCGCACGGCACACACCGGCACCGGTCGAGGGTGTAGCACGCGTACGTCCCGTGCTCGTGCGCCGCACGCTTGTGCCGGCACGGCTGCGGGGTGCGGTCCACCGCACGCTCCCGCGCGATCCCCCGCTCGTACGACGCGCGCATGCGCCGGTACTTCTCGCACGAGTGCAGCCGCAGCGCGTGCGCCGCCAGCCCCGGCGTCATCGGCCGCGACGACCACCCGCACTCGCACCGCGGGACCACACGCTCCGACACACGGGCGGTCACAGCGGACCACCACCCACGTAGTCCAGGTCCGGGTCGTCGACGAGCGAGAACATCACGTCCGGGATCCGCGGGGACGACGGCTGCACCGTCGGGGTGGCGGTGTCGCCGCGCAGCTGCACGAAACGACCCGTCAGGCGGTTCACGCGGCGCGCGACCGGCCACATGTGCTCCGCGACGTGACGCGGCGGGCCCGCGAGCAGGGTGTGCCCCGCCGACCCGTCACCCGCGACCAGGTCCGACGTGTCCAGCGGACGGAGCATCGCCGGCCCCGACTCGATCAGCGCCAGACGCGACGCGTGCACCTCCGCCCCCGACTGTGCCGCCGCGAGCGACAGCACCGCCTCCGTCGCGGACAGACGCGCCGCGGTCACCGGGCACCACCACGACGGGAGACACCCCACGCGATCACACCGACCAGCAGCGTCACGACCCCCGCAAGGAACAGCACGCCGCCGTCCCAACCCGTCGCCGCGAGCTCACCCGTCACGGCCCGCTGGTGCGCTTCGTCAGGGCTCGAGGTAGAGAGCACCTGCGACGGCACCCGGGTCCCCAGCGCAGCGGGCGTCGACACGGCAGATGAGACAGGTGCCGCAGACGTGCCCGGCGGCGGCGAGACCGAGGGCCCGGCGGACGACGACGTCGGGCTCGGGACCGGGCTCGAGGACGGGGCCGGCGACGGGACCGAGGTAGGGGACGGGGTCGAACTCGGCGAGGCGGACGATGCGGACGGAGTCGGGGCGGACGATGCGGACGGAGTCGGGGCGGGCGGGGCGACGGTCGGGGTCGACGACGGCTCCGGGGTCGGCTCGACGGTCGGTTCGGCGGTGACCGTCGGCTCCGGCTCCGGCGTGGCGGTCACGGTCGGCTCGGGCGACGGCTCCGGCTCCGGCTCGGGCGAGCTCGTCGGCGTGACCGTCGGCTCCGGGCTCGGCGTGGCTGTCGGGGTCGGGGCGGGTGTCGTCGGGCACGGGTGCGGCTCCTTCGTGTGGTGCGGCTTGTGCGTGTGTTGCGGGGTGCTCAGGCAGACGGGCTCCTGACCGCCCTCCCCGAAGTGCTCGGCCGCGCCCGACCACTGGACCCACACGACGCACCCGTCGGTGATCCCGAACGCCGACCACGGGACGAAGCTCTGACCGACCCAGGACGCGCCCGGGTGGCCGTTGTTCGGGTCCATGTGCAGGCCGTGCGTCACCCCGTCCGCCGTGCGGACGTTGATGTGCGAGTGCGCCTGCAGCGGCGACGGGAACGACAGCCCGTCGCGGGTCACGGTGTACGGGGTCGGGTCATCCGACGCGGCACGCGCCGACGACGCGACCAGCGCACCGACCCCGACCAGCACAGCCGTCAGGCCGAGAGCCGCGACGAGCACGAGGGCCAGGCCCAGGGCCCGGGCGGACGCGCGCCCCTCGACAAGGCGCGGGTCACGCGCGTGACGCGGGCTCACCGGGCCACCTCCGAGCACAGCTCGTAGTGCGCCTCCACGGCCAGGGAGTGCTCGTCGCGCTCCGCGTCCGTCGCGCCCTGCTCGACCCACGCGGTCCACCCGCACGGGCACCACGACTGCGCGACCACCGGCCGCGGCGCCGCGGCGAGCACCGCGCACGGCACGCAGTGCGCACGGGCGACCACACCACCGTGCTCCGAGCACCGGCGCATCGCCTCGTCCAGCAGGTCCCGCTGCTCCGGGACGTCCGGCACCAGCACCGGGACCACCGGCGCGGCCACGGCCGCGGCCACCGGCTGCTCGTCGTCGACGCGCATCACCGCGGCGAGGTCCGTGACCCACCCCGGGTACGCGGCCGGGTCGCCGTGCTGCCAGCGCGCACGCTCCACGTCGGCCTCGACCTGCGCGGCCACCGCAGCGGCCTCCTCGAGCAGCTCCGCGAACCGCGCCGCGTCGAGGCGGACCGTGTCGGGGCTGTCGGCGTCCAGGACCCGCTCAGCGGCGGCCTGCAACACCTCGGACAGGGACTGCGTCTTCGTCGTCATCGTGGGTCTCCGATCAGCGGGTAGGGCGGTAGGCGGGGAAGCGACGGATCGACGTCGCGGGGCGGTCGGCCACCAGGCGCAGCGGCTGGGTCGGCTCCGGCTGCGGGACGGCCTCGAGGTGCGGGCACGTGCACTCCGAGACCAGGTGCATGTGCTGCCGCGTCGCGCACAGCTCGTCGTGACCCGCGTCGACCGCGGCCGCGAACACCGTCCGCGGCGCGAGCTCGTCGAGGCCGGTCACCGTCACGTGCTCGTCCGGCTCGATCGCCGCGAGCACCGCCTCCATCGACTCCGGGTCGTGCACCGGCAGCGGGTCCACCTCGAGCGCCGGCGCCGGCGCCGGACGGTGCGCAGCCTGGATCGCGGCCCACCGCATCAGCAGCGACTGGACCTGCGGGGAGTCCGCGCCGTAGCGCGCGGCCAGGGACTCGAAACGCCGCAACGCCGCGGCCTCGAACAGCTCGGGCGGCGTCGTGAACACCGGCCGGGCGATGGTGGTGACGGAGCTCATGGGAACCTCCGGGTGGGTGGTGGGATCAGGTGGGTGGGGTGAGATCAGGACGCGCGGTGCCCCGAGAGCGGGATGACGTTCGAGCGCGTCGCGCGGTGCGCGCAGGCCTTGCCGGACTCCCACGCGGACAGGCAGCCCGGCTCGACGAGCCACCGGCCCTTGCGCGTTCGCTGCTTGCCGTGCAGCGACCCGTCCGCGAGCGCGCGGCGGATCGTGTCCGGGTGTCGGCCCGACGCCTCGGCTGCCTGGTCGGCGGTCAGGTCGCCGATCACGCCGGGATCCGCTCGGACGCGGTGGTCGCGACGTAGACCGTGGTGAGGTCGGACGCGGAGCGGCCGAGCACGTCGGCGATCGCCTTGAGCTCGGCCACGGAGAAGGGCGAGAAGCCGTTGCTCTTCAGGCGGCGGTCGAGGGTCGTCTGCGGGATGCCGGCCTGGCGAGAGACGGAGAGGACCGACCGGTTCGCCTGGTCGATCGCGGCCTTGACGTTCGCGGCGACGGCCGCTGCGTACTCCGTGCTGTCCATATGGGTAACGCTAGTGCCCATGCGGGGAACATGCAAGGCTCAGATGTCACCCATTGCGGTAACGCTGTACCCGATTTTGGATGCTATGTTGTCCGTATGGACATGAACGAGGCGACGGCCAAGGCGATCCAGGCCGAGCGCGCGATCGCAGACGTGACGGTGCGCGAGCTCTCAGCGCGCGCCGGAATCCCCCTGAGCTCGCTCATGCGCGTGCTGGGCGCGGAGCGTGACATCAAGATCAACCAGGTCGCCCAGCTGGCGACCGCGCTCGGCGTGTACCCCCACGAGCTCGTGGAAGCCGCGGAGCAGATCCTGGCGCGCAACACGCGCGCGCAGGGCGGCGGGGAGGTCATCGCGCTCCCGACCCGCGGAGACGACGAGATCGATGCGCTGCTCACGCTCAACCCTGCGGCGTCGGAGCCCGATGGTGATGAGGACCCCGATGCCGAGATCGAGGCGCAGCAGATCGAGCCGTGAGGGGAGCGGCGTGGACGACATGCTCGAGGAGGCGCATGCGCGCGGTGTCCGGGTCGCGTGGCGTGACCTGGGCCGGCGCAACGGCGAGTACCACTCGACCGGGCTGATCCTCCTCAACCCGAGGCGCTCCGAGTCCGTGCAGCGGGTGACCCTCGCGCACGAGCTCGGGCACGCGCACTACGGGCACGGCTGGACCGACGACCGTGCGATCCGCGAGCGCTACGAGCGCCTGGCGGACGAGCACGCTGCGCGGCTGCTGATACGTGCGGGCGAGTACGCGGTCGCGGAGTCCGTCGTCGGGCCGCACGTCGGTGCGATCGCCCGTGAGCTCGGCGTTACCACGAAGATCGTCGAGGCGTGGCAGCGCGTCGTCGACCGGACACGGAGGACCGCATGAGCACGCCAGGTCACGATCACTCACCGCTGAGCTACGGGCCGCCGCCGCCGCTGCGGAAGCGCGCTGCGGCGCCGCAGCGGCCGAAGCCGCCCGCGAGCGCGGCGGCGGTGCCCGCGATCGCGTGGCGGGGGCACTACGCCCGCAACGCGTCGTGGTACGTCACGTGCGGGCTGCTCCTGGTCGGTGTCGGGTGGCTCCTCGGGGCCGCCGGGCTGCAGGTGGCTGTGGCGCTGGTGGTCGGCGGCGCGCTGGCACTGCTGCTCGGGATCGTCGGTGTCGTCCAGAACATCGAGTCCGCGAGCGCGAACGTCGAGTACCTCGCGGTGACGCTCAACCCGCCACCCGCACAGCGCTAGGAGAAGCGTCATGGCCTGGGTCCGTAAGCTCCCATCCGGCGGTTGGCAGGGGCAATACCGTGACCCTGCCGGGAAGATCCGCACGGTCGAGGGTGGTCCGTGGAGCCGCAAGGCTGAGGCGGTCAGGCGTGCGGGTGACGCCGAGGCTTCGTCGCGAGCGCCCGGGTGGCGTGACCCTGACGCCGGGCGCTCGTCATGGGGGACGTGGTGCGAGTCGTGGTGGGGGTCGCGCACTGTCGAGGTCTCGACGATGCAGACCGACCGTGGTCGGCTCGAGAAGCACCTGGCGCCGCGGTGGGGAGACGTCGCGCTCGTCGACATCACGCGGCACGACGTGAAGGCGTGGGCGGCCGACCTGCGCGCCAGCGGGCTGTCACCGGCGTCCGTGCAGCGCTGCGTGCACCTGCTGTCGGCGTCCCTGCGCGCGGCCGTCGACGCCGAGATCCTCCCCGCGAACCCCGCGGCGCGGCTCCGGCTGCCAGCGCCGCCGCTGGCCGTTGAGCGATACCTCACGCACCAGGATCTCGACGTCGTGCTCGAGCACCTCGAGCAGCCGTGGCGGCGCATGGCGCTGCTCCTGGTCGGGACCGGGCTGCGGTGGGGTGAGGCCGCTGGCCTACACCTCGCACGTACGAGCGATGACTGGATCGAGGTCGTCGACGTGTGGGACGAGCGCGAGCGCGTCATGAAGCCCTACCCGAAAGGCAAGCGGCGGCGGCAGGTACCCCGGCCGGTCTGGCTGGAGCTCGAGGACGGCGGCGGGCCGTGCGGGCTCACCCACGTCGGGGGAGCATGCCGCAGCGGGCTCGCGATCACGTCCGTGCGCGGGTCCGTGATGGACGCCGCGCAGTTCCGGCGCGCCTGGTCCGCTGCGTGCCGCGACGCCGGGATCGGGCACGTGCGCGTGCACGACCTGCGGCACACCTACGCCTCGTGGCTGCTGCAGGATGGGGTCTCGCTCGCCGAGGTCGGACGCCTCCTCGGGCACGTCTCAGCGCTGACGACCCAGCGGTACGCGCACCTCGCAGAGACACCATCGAGCGCCGTGCTCGCCGCGCTCGGGTACCACGGTGCGGCCGACCCGGGGCCGGCGCCGGAGATACCCCGGCTGCGGATCGTCCGGTAGTTCGACGGGCCCCGCCGTGCAGCAGACGTGCAGCAAACTCACGTCGGATGACATCGCATGAGACCGCACCGCGTGACGCTGTGGCGGGCCGAACCGCCGCTCTGACCTGCATGTATGTCGCGTGAGGTCGGATCGTGTCGGAAGGCGTCGCAAGACGCCGAACGCACTTTTAATCCGCGGGTTGTGGGTTCGATCCCCACGGGGCCCACCCGCTTGACCTGCGGAAACGCTCGCGCGCGCTACGCTCCGCTCCCGACCGTGCAGCAGATGTGCAGCAGACGGCCCCCCAAGGCCCCGACCTGGTGGTGCGCGCTACCAGGTCGGGGCCTTGTCGTTGGGTCGGTGAGACTTCACCCGACCCGGCGTTTCTAGTGCGCTTGCATCCTGCTGTTCTAGTGCGCTAGAATCGAGCCATGACGACGAGCTACTACCGCATCCAGCCGACGACCTACGCGGCCGAGGACCTCCTGGTCGCCGAGAACCAGATCTCGGTGTCGTGGCGCAACGGCGAGGACACCCGCAACGGTGTCTCCGTGTGCTGCTCGCGCGAGGAGCTCGCCGCCTACCTCGCCCAGGTCGGCATCCCGTTCGAGTGGACGTGGAACCTCGTCGAGGTCGAGGGCTACCCGGCCGACGAGGACGACGAGGACCACGCCCTCGGCGCCCGCCTCATCATCCCCACCCGCATCGTCTCCGTGGAGTCGATGACGAACGGCTTCGCCGACGAGATCATCGCCGCGTACGACGCGGCCCAGGCCTGACAGGAGCACCCACCATGAGCGCCATCACCCTCACCGACACCATCACCGGGCAGAGCACCGGGCAGATCGACACCGACGACATCGTCGACGCGCTGACCCCCTGGTACCCCGACGCGCCCGCCGAGATCACCGACGCGATCGCCGAGCTGCAGCGCCTCATGCGCGCAGGCGACTGGGCCGGCGCGAACGAGTACGTGGTCTACCTCGGGCTCGAGGCTTCGCGGCCCTCCCGCGTCGACATGCTCGTCCTCGTCGAGCAGGCCGCGGCCGACCTCGAGCAGGCGCAGACCGCGCTCGACGCCGCGGCCGACGCGCGCGACGACGCCGTGCGCGCCGCGTTCCTCGAGCGCGTGCCCGGACCCGCGATCGCCACCGCTGCCGGGGTGTCCGTGCAGCGCGCCTACCAGATCCGGGACGGCAAGCGGTGAAGCTCACGACCCGGCGGATCACCCCGTCGCAGATGCCACGCCTACGCGCCGAGCTGCTCGCCAACCTCGTCGCCGCACGCCGCGCCGGCCAGCGGTACGGAGCCGCGGCCGCGCGCGCCAGCGAGATGAGCCCCAGCCGCGCGAACCGCGACGCACGACGACCCGTCCGCGAGCGGTACAGCGTCGGCGGCGCGGACGCCGCGCGCGCCGTGCTCACCGGCACCTCCGAGATCTGGGACATCGAGGCCGCGGTCCGCGAGGGCGTGCTGTGGTGGGTCGCACCACAGATGACGTCCCTCGCCGCAGCCGCCGCGAGCGCGCTACCCGAGTGGTCGCCGCAGGTCGCGATGCCGCACCCCACCGGGCTGATCGTGTGGGACGGCCCCACCGGTGTCGAGGTGCCCGCACCCGGTGCGCCCCGGCGACGGTGGCGGGCCACTGCGTTCGGCACCGTCGAGCCGCCGACCGTGCCCGTGCGCGCCGTCGCGTGGTGGGCCGCGCGCGCCGGCGTCGCGTTCACCGCGTACACCGATGACCCCGAGCTGCGCGCCGAGGAGGACGGGCAGCCCGCGCTCGTCGCAGCATCCGTGCACACCGACACCCTGCGGTGGGAGCAGCCCGCGCCCGGGTCCCCGCACCCCGTGACCGCGCTGCTCGGCACGACCTGGCTCCTCGCCTCCCAGCCCGGGATCGGCGACCAGCGCGCCCTACCCGACGCCCGCGCGTCGCGAGGCGGGCCGGCTCCGGCCGCGGCCGTCACGATCGTCACCCTGCGGGAGATCCCTCGCCCCCACGACGAGCACGACGGCGAGCACGACGACCGTCAGCACCACCACCAGTGGGTCGTGCGCGGACACTGGCGGCAGCAGCCCTGCGGCCCAGGGAGCGCCCAGCGTCGACCGACCTGGGTGCGACCCCACATCAAGGGCCCCGAGGGTGCGCCGCTGCTCGAGCGCGAGACCGTGCACGTGTGGCGTCGATGACCACCCGACCCACCGGCGAGGACCTCGCCGCCCGATACCTCGCACCCATGTCCGGGCGCAGCCGCGAGAACGAAAGGTACGCGATGCGGCACTGGCTGCTGTGGTGCGCCTCCGCCAACGTGCACGTCCTCGACGCCGACCGGCACCTCGTCGAGACGTGGGTTCGATACCTGCGCGAGACCCGCGGACTCAAGGACAACACCATCCGCGGCGAGCTCGGGCGCGTGCTCGCGTTCTACCGGTGGGCCCACCAGGAAGCGCACATCCCCACCAACCCCATGATCCACGTGCGGCGACCGAAGAGCCCCGCCCTGTCGACCCGCACCTGGCTCACACCCGACGAGTGCCGCGCGGTCCTCGCCGCCGCGAGCGCCGACCTGCCGCAGGTCGCCGCGCTCGTGCACCTGCTGCTGCTCAACGGGCTCCGCGTCGGTGAGGCCGTCCACCTCGATGTCACCGACATCGAGGCCATCGGAGACGCGCACGTCGCGCATGTCCGCACCCGCAAGAACGGCGGGTCCGACGCACTCGGCCTGTCCGCACCGACCGTCACCGCCGTGCGCGCCGCGATCGGCCGGCGTGCCCGCGGGCCCCTGCTCCTCAACCCGAAGTTCGGGTCACGGATGTCGGCACAGATGGCCCGCCAGCACCTCACCCGCGTCACCCGAGCAGCTGGGATCACCCGGCACATCACCCCGCACGACCTGCGCACCACGTTCATCACCCTCGCGCGCGAAGCCGGGATCCCCGACCGGGACATCTCCGCGTCCGCCGGGCACTCCACCACCCGCATGCTCGACTACTACGACCGGCTCCGCGGCGCCGTCGACCGCAACGCCACCCACGAGCTCACACGGTGGCTGTCCGGAGGCTAGCACTGCTTGAACTTTGCAGCGCGACGCTGTAAGGTGGTCTCATCGCACAGACCGGAACGAAGGGATGGACAGATGGCCACCAGGCTCACCACCGCAGAGGTCCTCGAGCACCTCGCCCGCACGTGGTCGCTGACGATCGAGCCCGCGACCTGGCGCAGCTACGTCGCCCGCGGACAGGCCCCGCGCCCCGACGACACCGTCGGACGGACGCCGCTGTGGTCGCGCGCCACGATCGACGAGTGGGCGGAGGGCCGACCCGGCCAGGGCGCCCGGACCGACCGGCCCATCGTGCGCCACGACGACAACGTCTCGCTCGTGCACCGCGCGCACGCCGCCGAGCTCGTCGAGGTCGTGCGACGCACGACCCTGGTCGGGCAGGACGCGTGGGGCGTCGAGCACCGCGTCCCCGTCGCCTGGCGCGCCCAGATCGTCGAGGGAGCGATGCTCGCCCAGGAGAACGTCGGGCGCGTGCCCGTCGTCTGGCTCGACACCCCGCCCTGCCGACTCGTCCGCTCCTTCGGCGGCGGCCTCGACATCGCGACGAACGTCGTCCGAGTGACCGGCGACCGCCAGGAGATCGTCGAGGGCCGCCAGGTCGACAGCGACGACGAGCTCGACGAGGGCTGCTTCACCGCCGGCGACCTCCCCCTCTGACACGAAACGAACGGCCCCCGCACCTGCCGAAGCAGGGCGGGGGCCGTTCCGTGTGCGGGCGGGCGTCAGCGTGTGGGTCGGTACGCGACCCCGAGTCCGCCGGCGACGAGGCCCGCGACCGACGTGACGACGCCACCGGTCGCGACGACGCGCGTCGCGGTGTCCGCGGCGAGCCAGATCGGCGCGAGCCCGGTCGCAAGGAGTACGAGCGCCGAGCACCCGAGCAGCACGAAGTACGCGGCCGCGCGCACACGCGGGGAGACCGTCGGGGGGATCGGCGGCTCGGTGTCGTCGAGCGCGTCCATCTGCTCAGTGGTCATGGTGCGGTCCCTTCGTCAGAGCGTGGTCGGTCGGGGCGGCGGTGGGGGTTCGCGACGCCGGTAGATGTGGTCGATGAGCTGTCGGTTCCACGCCTGCTCGAGCGCGTACTCCCGCTCGAGCGCGGTCACACGGGTGCGGGTGTCGGCGAGCTCCTCCTGGATCTGGTCGATCAGGCCGTCACGGTCCGCGATCGTGTCGCGTCGAGCGGCCGCCTCGTCGGCGCGCGCCTCACGCTCGTCGCCGCGGACACCGAGCTTCCAGGAGACCGTCGAGGTGATCGCGGCCGTGATAACCGACGACGACAGGACCGCGGCGATCAGGAGGAGGACGGTCTCAGCATCCACACGCGTCACCCCGTGGTGCGCGTGCGCAGCGCCGCGGCCGACGTGCGGATCGCGAACACGGTCAGGTCCAGGCCCCGCAGGACGCACGCGAGCGCGGCGATCGTCATGCCCGCGGCCGGCGCGATGCGCACCGCGACGTCGTCGACCGTCGCCCACACCGCGACCGCGCGGGCCGCGAGCGCGAGGGACAGTGCGCACGTCGCGATGTACTCCCAGCGCCACCGCCACGTGAGGGTCGCGACGCATCCGACGGTGCCGGCGACGACGGCGAGCCAGCCCCACAGCTGCAGGGCGGGCAGGCCGACCGCGTCGCGGATCACGGGGGACGTCGCGATGAGGTCACCGACGCCCATCGCGACCCCGAGTGCGTACAGCGTCGCGCGTAGGATCCGGCCGATGATCCGCGCCCACAGGGGGAGCTGGCGGTCCGGGGACATGACCGTCACGACGGGTCGTCGACGACGGACTCGGCGACGAGACGCTTCTCGAGGTTCTCGCAGTCGACGAGCGGGAGCACGACGACCGGGACCCCGGACGCCTTGAAAGCCTCCCAGCCCTCACGGGTGAGGCCGGTCACCCGGTCACCGGTCAAGAGGCGGTACTTGCTCCGACCCCAGATGTAGAGCCTCATGGTCTCGTCGTCCTCTCCTCGGACCGGCTCGGGTGCCGGTGGGGTCGTGACCGCCGCGACGAAGCGCGCGACGTCGGCCGGCGTGCGGCCCTTGGCGATGTCGAAGTGCATGGCGTCACGGAAGCCCGACGGGTAGTCGAGGCCCCACGCGAACAGCCCGTCGGCGCGCGCGAGGATCGCGCGGATCGCCGCGACCTGCGCAGCGGTCCAGCCCGACCGGTACCGGGTACCGCGCTGGCTCGCCGGGACGTGGAGCTCGTACGGGTGCTGCCCACCGTTCACGTCGATCGCCGTCCCGCTCATGTGGTTCGACCCCGACGCGCCGCCGTAGCGGGCGTTGTCCGCGGCCGACCGCCACCCGTTGACCACCGTGACGGGCTCGACGCGCGTGTCGATCTCCCGCACGAGCCACGACAGCGCCGTCGCGACGTCGCCGCGAAGCACGAGCGCACCATCGCGGTCGTCGGCCAGGTAGACGCGCGTGACGGCTGACGCGGGGGCGACCGGCCAGCCGTTGTTCGTCGTCGTCATCGCGGGTACCCCCGACCTGACTCCGGGACCGGGACCGTCCCACCACCACCCGAGCCGCCATTCACGACGACACCCGGCATCGGCCGCGGGCGCCCCGTCGAGACGCCCAGGCCGACGTTCTTCCACTCGGTGACCGGCATCAGGACTCCCAGATGATCGCGGGCACGACGTAGTTGGTGGAGGAACTCGCCAGCCTGATCACCCCTGTCCGCTGGTTGAAACTCGTCCACGCGCGGTAGGTCCGGGTCTGGCCGTTGATCGTCGCCGCCTGGATGACTGACGTGGATCCGGCGTCGCCAGGGTGGACCGCCACCATCGCATTCGACACCCACGGCTTGACGCCAGGGGCCATGAAGGGGATCGGGAGCACCGGCGCCACGACACCGTCCTCGGAGAGCGTGGATGCGGTGCTGGCATCGAGCCCGTTGATGGTCGCTGGCAGGCTGACATTGCAGAACTGACCATCGGCTACCAGGACGCCGGCCGGCGACCCGCCGTTGCCAATCACACGAACCTTCAGCAATCCGGAGCACGCCATGACGATCGCGACGGCGTCGGCGGTGTACGCGCCGGACTCGTCACACGAGCGCTCGATTGCGAAGAAAAACGCGGCGGTGTCGACGAACCCGACCCACGGCGCGAGGCAGATCCCGCCGCCGTGGCACGACGCGTAGCTTGGGTACTCGGTGACGGCCCCGGACGCGCTGGACCCAGTGTAGTTCTGCTGACGCGCGAGCAGCGTGCCGGTGATGGCTCCGGCGCCGTTCGAACCCTGCCCCACCGTGATCCAGATCGCGGGGATGTTCAGAGACGCAGAGTTGCCTCGCCCGAACTCGAACTTGATGAAGATCGGGCATGCTGACTGGTGCACGTCATTCATGCGGAAGATGACGTACCCGGCCACCCCGTTCGTCGTCGTCGGGACCGCGAGCGTCGCGAAGTCCGATTCCTGCAACTGTCCCGAGTCCTCGGTCTGCACCCACCCGCACCCGACGAACGCATCGAAGATTCCCTTCGCCCACCTCCGGAACGCGGCGTTGGACGAGATGTCCGGTGCGCTCATCCACGAGAAGGTGCTCACGCTGCTGCTCCCGTCTGCACCCACGTCAGGGTGACGTCGACCGGGCCACCGTCGACCCGGTAGTAGACCTGCTCCTCAGCCACGCCGTACGCGCCGTCGACCGGACGCTCCAGGTCCGTGCCCGCGCTGGTCGCCTGGTAGTCGTACAGGAGGCCAGCACCCCCCAGGTACGGGTCTGTGAACACCCGCGCGGCATCCGCCGCGCGGCCTGAAGCGGTGCGGTACAGGCGCAGCCGTGCCGCACCGCTGTACGCGACCTGCAGCAGCGTGAACGCCGCCGCGAGCGCGATCGTCCCGTCACCGTCGGCGTCCGGGATGGTCGTCGACTGGATCTGCGCGGCCGAACCGGAGTCGCCCTGTGCGCCGCGCGGGATCGTGAACGACATCTCGTAGTCCGGGCCGCCCGTCACGGTGACCTCGGCGTCCGTGCCCGGTGCGCCGGTCGTGACCGTGCCGACCGTGAACGTCGGCGTGACGCCGTCCGCACCGTCAGCGCCGGGCGTGCCAGGAGCACCGTCCTGACCGTCGATACCATCACGACCGGGAGCGCCGTCCTGGCCCGGTTCCCCGTCCTGGCCCGGGTCGCCCTGCGGGCCGACGAGGGACGCCAGCCAGTCCTGCAGGGACCCGTCGAAGCCGTCCGCGAGCGCGAGCTCGTAGGCGGATGCACCGTCCTGTCCGTCGGCGCCGGGAGTGCCTGGTGCGCCGTCCTGCCCGTCGGTGCCATCGCGCCCGGGCGGCCCTTCGGGTCCGGAGTCTCCGGGGTCGCCCTTCGCACCGGGCAGACCGCGCGGTGCGACGACGTCGATGGCGGCGGCAGGGGTGATGACGACGTCGACGGCGGCGGGGTTGCCGCCGTCGATCACGATGACGCCCACGTCAGGCTCCCGTCGTGGTGTTGGGGGAGATGTCGAGGGTGCCCGTGCACAGGCGGGTCACGGTCCCGTCGTCGGCGGTGAGCTCGACGTCGAAGACCGCGGTCGTGGTGCGCGCGGACCAGCCGGTGGACTCGCTGGCGGGCAGGTGCACGTCGACCGTGCCGGCGGGCCCGTCGACGGTGACGACGGCCGTGGCGAGGAGTGCCCCGCCGAGCTTCGTGCGGACCTCGCACGCCCCGGTCACACCGGTCAGGTCCGTCGGGGTGGTGCGCTCGTCGTCGTCCCACAGCACGAACCGGGCGCGGGCGTCCGCTCCGGCCGCGGCCCGCCACACGATCTCGTCGTCGACGAGCCCGTGCGTCCCAATCGTGATGGTCACGTCACACCCCTGTCTGTCGCTGTCGGACCGGCCACGAGCCGGTGTGTCCGCCGTGCTGGCGCTGCCTGGTCGGCCATGAGTCCGCACCGGGCAGGGACTGGCGCTGCCGGAGCCGCCACGTGCCCTGCGAGCCTTCGTAGAGCCACCGGTACCGGCGGGGCCGAACCTGCGTCTCGACGGTGATCGACGTGATCTGCACGTGGATCTGCGCGCCAGCCGGGGTACCCGTCGGCCGCCACAGCGACGACATCGGCGCGAGCGCCGCGAAGTCCTCTGCGATGGGCAGATCCACGGGGAGCAGCACGGTGTCCGAGCCCGTGATCGTCGCAGTCGACTCAGCGTCGGGCGCCCACGCCCAGGCGACCGGGGCGAAGTCCGGGTCGACCCACACCGACGGATCCCCGTAGTCGGCCAGGCCGGCGTTGCCCGGGATGTCGTTTCGTGCAGGTCCGGTGCGCGACCACTGCGCCGACGGGGGTCGGACGACCGAGACCGACTGCGCCCCGAACGGCACGTCCGCGACGAGGCTGACCCACGCGCGTCGCGCGAGGACCGTCTCCTGGTCCTCCACGTCCACGCCGATCGCGCCCGGCGGCGGCACGTCGGGCACCACCGACACCTCCGGCCACGCCCAAGAGCCCAGCAGCGGGGTCGCGTGCTCAGCCTGCGCGTGGTCGTCCGCGATGTACAGGTGCCCATGGTGGTTGAAGCGGTCCTGCGTCGCGTCGACTGACAGCGGCAGCCACTGGTCCAGGCGACGGAACGTCATGTCCCACTGCGGGTACTCGTGTACCGCGGACATCCGCGGGAACGCGACGTCGAACGTGCCGATGGGCTCCGGCCAAGGCGGAGTAGATCCCGTGAGCCACCACGGCCGCATCGACGCGAACGAATCCGTCAACCCCTCGAGCGCCGCCCAGGTCATCGTGCGTGCACGCAACGTCCGCGCGAGGAACGACGTCGGCTGCCACACCACCGGGGTGTCGATCCACGGCCCCCATACCGGCATCAGTCAGCCCCCGGCCAGAACCGGCCCTGCACCCAGCACCCCGACGCCGCGATCGTCGCGACCCACAGCCACGGCGAACGCTCCGTCGCGTACTCCCACGACGCGTCGTCGACGAACCGGCCCGTCACCGGGGCGTCACCCGAACCCGCCGGCGTCGCGTACGAGCGCGGGTAGTACCCGCACGGCTGCTCACGCCACCCCCACGCCATCACCAGGCCCGCGGCCGCGAGCGCGTCGGCGTTCTCGTCCCACGGGTTGTCCTCCGCGGTCAGGGGGTTCCCGACGAGCGTGAGGAGCTGCGCGGCCGTGACCGGTTCGTTGAACACCGCGGTGACGAACGGAGCTGCGGGGCTGCTGGTGGTGAGCTCGGTGCGTACGATCTGCCCGTACCTGCCGAACGGGACCGGCACGACCGACCACAGGCCGCCGAACAGGGCGTGGCGGGGGAGGTGACCGGCGGGGGACTCAGCGTCGAACGTCGCACGGGCCTCCGTGACGGTGCCGCGCTGCAGGCGCTTGATGACGGCCTTCGCGGGGTCGGTCGCGTTGCGGTCCCGGTCGCGGATCGCCTCGAGCGTCGGGTAGTCGCGTGCGTTCGTGTCGACCGTCAGCACGACGCGCTCCTCGTCGTAGGCGACGTGCGCGACGTGCACCACGATCGACGACACCCCACGGAAGCCCCGGACGCGCACGTTGTCGCCCTCACGGATCTGGTAGCGGGAGCCCTCCGCGGGGTCCAGGGTCAGGGTGACCTGACCGGACCAGCCCGGGTCGATCGTGCGGGTCAGCATCTCCCGGGCGGCGCGCTTCCCGTCCGCCTTGGACACGCCCTGCCCGAAGTCGACCTTGTCCTCGACGCGCAGCACACTCTCGTCGTAGGTCGGGTTGGGGCCGGCGCCGGTGCCGTCCGCGTCATAGCGGCGCGGGACGACCGTGTCCGACCACGCCAGCGGCAGGAAGAACGCGTCCAGGGTGCCGACGTGCGACCCGGTCCCGAAAGTCGCCGACCACGTCTGCGGGCCGACGAGCCCGTCACGGGTGATGCCCGCCGCCTTCTGAATCTCGAACGTCCGCGCGCGGTCGCCCTGGGAGAACCGGCCCGTGACCGGCTGACCAGCCTTCGCCTGCCAGTCCGACACCCCCGTGCCCGTGCTCGTCGACGCATCCGTCGTCCCCACCGTGAACCCGGAGCTCAGCGACCCCGGGTAGATCGGCGTCTCATCCGGATGCCAACCCGGGTACACGGCGTTGCGCCACCGGCCGCCCTGCGGGGAGATCCCCTCGCCGTAGATCACGTTCGTCGCCTGCGACCAGTCCTGTGCCATGTCGACGACCACGCCACGCTGACCCGCCCGCACCGTCCAGGACACGGTCGTCGTGTCCTTGAGGACGATCTGCGGGGTCCGCTCGTCGCACCGCACCGTCCACTGCCGGCCACCCTGCACGGCCGTCGCCAGGAGCTGCTGCACGAACCCCAGCACCCGCGGCTCCCACCCGCCAGCGACACCCGTCGGGATACCGACCACCCGCGGCTCACAGCGAGCCGTGCGACGCGACACCGCCGAGTTCAGGACGTCCGCGATCACCAGGCCCACGTCCCGCGGCTGCGGGTCGAACGCCGGCGCCCGCAGCTGCAGGTCCGACACCATCACCGGGCCACGGCACGACACCGTGAACTCACCCGTGTCCTGCACCCGCCCGAACTTGTCCACGACCCCCAGCCACGCCGTCGACGTCGACCCGTCCCACAGCCGCCACCGCAGACGCACCCACGCACCCGGGCGGCACCACGACGGGTCCGCCTCGAACTGCGACACCTGCGGGAACGCCAGCGTCGCGTCGATGCACCCGAACGGCTCCGCGCGCGACCACGACGGCATCGGGGTCCGCACACCCGCCCACGTCGTGACATCCACGTCGTCGACGAGGATCTGCAGCGACGCCCACGGCTCCTGCACGACCTCGTCCGGCACCCACCCCACCGGGAAACCCGCATCGTCCAGAGTCGGGGCGTCCATCACCTCCGACACCCGCCACACCACCTGCGGGTCCGACACCGACACCGGCACCACCGGATCCGGCAGCACCGTCGGCGGGGTCGGCGCACCACCCGGCGTCGCCGCAGGCAGCACCGGCGGCTCGTACCAGTCGTCCACCGTCAGGTCGACCGACCCGACCACATCGAAGCCACCCGACGCGGACACCTCGACGCCCCCGCCGCCGGTGAACTGCGCCAGGAGATCCAGCGACAGCTGCTGGGCGTCCGCGAGCGTGACCGTCTCCTGCCACACCGCCGCGTAGAACAACGTCCCGCCCGACGCGGACTGCAGGTACGTGAAGCTCGCCTCCGGGGCGGTCGCGCCCGTGCCCGTGCCGACGACGACCCCGTCGCACACCAGCGCGACGTCGTCCCCGTCGGACCACAGCACCCACGCGTGCAGGTCCTCGTCCAGGGTCGGCCAGTCGACCTCGACCCCGAAGATCAGCGCGTGCGCGTCGAGCATCCGCAGCGGACCCGTGTGCTCCCACGGCATGCGGTGCAGCTCGCCCAGGCGGCACACCACACCCGCGACCGCGGCCGACGAGCCCAACGTCGACGGACCAGCCGTGTCCACCAGGAACGCCACGGACGCGGACAGGTCGAGGGCCGGGTGCCCGTCGACGGTCGTGCGCGTCGGCGCCGAGTCCGGGCCCGCGACCGACACCAACGTCACGTCGCCCGCGTCGAGCTCGAGGACCGGGCCCGCGGGGATCAGCGCCGGGTCGATCACGTGGACCGGCGTCGTCGACATGCTCACGCGCCGACCACCACCGTGAACGCGATCGCACCCGCAGCGATCGACAGAGGTGCGCCCTCGTCCGGCTCCACCGGCCCCGACGTCGACGCCGACAGCACCAGGTCACCACCCGACGGCGCATCGAACAGCCCCACCCCGGCGATCACCCACCCGACACCCGCGATACCCGCGTCGATCGCCGTCGTGTTGACCACACCGTCACCCGACGCCTCGAAGGCCGCGGCCAGGACCGACGTGCCCGACATCGCGATCAGGTCACCCTCCGCGTCCAGCCAGCCCACATGCAGACGCGACGGGACCAACGACGAGCGCGCCGGACCCAACAGCGCCTGCACCGCCCGCGAGCGCCACGCCTCCCCGATCACGAGGACACCTCCACCGGGTACGCCGGGATCGTCAGGACGTACTCCTGCTCGGCGAGCTCGACCCACTCCGGGCCGATGACGTTCCCCGCGATCGGGACGATGTCGGCGGGCTGGCATGCCCAGACGTCGACGACGCCCTCGACGTCGCACGTGAGGGTGTACGAGCGCTGTGCCACAGCCGCGAACAGGAGGTCGCGGTGCACACACGCGTCTGCCCAGCTCCCGCCCTTGCACCTGACGCGCACCGTGATCTGCGCGTCCGCGAGCGTGGCAGTCACCAGTGCGGAACCATGCTGGTAGGCGCCCTCGACGGTGCGGCGGCGCCACGACCGGCCAGCGACACCCCAGTCGATCAGCTCGACTCCGGCCGCGACAGGCGACGTCACGACGAGCGGCGTCGGACCCGAGAAGGTCAGCGTCCCGTCGACGGCCATCAGCGGTGGCCCCCGGTGTTCGCTTCGGCGCGACGTCGGCGTCCCCAGGACTGCGCCTCAGCACGGTCGGTGAACGTCGCGTGCTGGATCGTCCACGGCGTCGACGACTCGTTCGTCACCTGCACCGGGACCGTGACGACCTGAGGACCAGCCATCGGCCGCAGACCACCGACGTACCCACCGTCGGCGTACCCCCGGTACCCGCGGTTGATGCCCTCGAGCAGCGCTCGGTTGCCCTTCGTCGCGGCCGCGTTCACGACGAACTCGCCGCGGTGCACGATGCCTGCAGGCTCGTACTTCCCGCCGTCGCCGGTGTACCCGCCATCCGCGAAGGCGGAGACCTGACCGGGACGCACCGACGGACGGACCTCACCGGTACGCATGCCAGCGACGATCAGCGCGTACCGGTTGACCTCGTCCTGCAGCGTCGACTCACCCGCGACGAGACGCCGGACGATCGCGTCGACCGCCTCCTGGCCCACCTGCTCGCCAGCAGCCGCGACCACCGGAGCCGCGCTCGTCAACGCATCCGCGAACGCCGACGTCGACGACGCTCCGGCATTCGAGTACAGCGACTCGAACCGCTCGAGCTCGTCGTCCGACGCGTCGACCAACTGGGAGACGAGCGACGCGCCCTCGGGGCCCATCTGCCGGAGCCCGTCGAGGGACTCCTGCGTCACGCCTCGACCCGCGAGCTTGAGCATGTTCTGCTCCCACTGCGACTGTAGCTCGACCTGCTTCTGCAGCTCGCTCAGGTAGTCGCCGAGCGAAAAGCTCAGACCGTCGTAGTACGTCTCCCACGAGTCGTCCGTGTTCTTCTTCGTCGCGTCCGCTCGCGCCTGCGCGAGGTCACGGTTCTTCTCGATCACCGAGTCCATCGCGTCACGCAGCGAGATGAACGACGCGTCCGAACCCGCGATCGAGTCGAGGTAGCTCACCTGCGCGTCCGTCAGCTCCTGCGTCGCGCCCGTCGCCACGTTGAGCGTCGACGTGAGCCGCTCCGTGCTCGCAGCCGCCTGCTCCGTCTTCACCCCGGCGCGTTCGTCCGCATCGGCCTTGAGGACCGCGGCCTTCTCGGCCTCGGTCAGGGACGCCGCCTGCTTGTCCAGCGCGTTGCGGAACCCTGCGAACGCGTCCTCGTTCCCGAGCCGGTTGAAGAACCCCGCGATCCCGGACCCGAACGTCTCCCGCTTGTACGTCGCGTACGCGTCGTTGACCCTGTCGACCGACTCCTCGACCCCCAGGACGTAGCCCCGCAGGTCATCGGTCGTCAGACCGAAGATCTCACCCTGCCGCGCCAGGGAGTTCGATCCGTTGAACGAGCTGCGCGTGATCTCGGTCAGCTTCTCGTTGACCTTCGAGACCGTCTCGTCCGTCCGCTGACCGAACGCGTCGAGCGTCGTCGAGAACTCGTCGGTCAGCGCCTTCGCGTCGGCCTGCGCGCTCGCCCACGCGGAGACCGCGAGCGTCGCGAGCCCCAGCGCACCGCCGACCCCCGCGACCGCGACGGACGCGGTCCGCGCAGACAGCCCGAGGGACTGCATCGCGGTCCGCGTGTTCGAGATCCCGATCGTGAGCTTGCTCATCCCGGCCAAGCCCAGCAGCGCAAGCCCACCACCACCCGCGATCAGCATGGTCGCGTTCTTCACCGGGTCGTCCAGCCGGTTGAACCCGTCGACGAGCGAGTCGAGCGTCTGCACCACCTGACGCAGAGGACCATTCGCGCCCTCACCCAACCCGATCAGCGCGGTCTCGACGGACCCCGACAGCCCCTCGAGGTCACCCTTCAGGTTGTCGAGCTTCGCGCCGGCGACACCAGCGGCATAGCCCTGATCGTCGACCGCCTTGATCCACCGCCGCACACCCCCCTCGCCCTCCGTGTACAGGACGTTCGCCGCGCGCACCGCGTCGGCCCCGAACATCACCGACAGGGCGGCGTTGCGCGCCTCCGGGGTCAGGCTCTTCATCGCACCCTGCAGATCGCCCGCGAACTCGGCCAGACCGACGAACTGACCCGACGAGTCGTACGCCGAGACCCCCAGCTTCTCGAACTGCTCCGCCGCCTCGTCCGACTCCGGGGTGAGCCGCTGCAGCATCGTCTTCAGCGACGTGCCCGCATCCGACCCGAGCAGACCCGCCTGGGCGAACGCCGCGAGCGCGCCCGTAGTCTCCTCGAGCGTCAACCCGACCTGCGAAGCGACCAGGCCACCCTGCGAGAGCGCCTCGCCAAGGTCCGACACGTCACCCATCGCCTTGCCTGCACCAGCAGCGAGAAGATCCGCGACGTGCGACGCCTCCTGGCCGCCAAGACGGAACTGCTGCAGCGCGACCGCCGTGTACGAGGCGGCATCCGCGAGACCGAGAGACCCGGCCGCGGCAAGGTTCAGCGCGCCGTCGAGGCCACCACCAAGGATGTCGGCCGACGAGACGCCTGCCTTCGCGAGCTCCTCCACAGCGTTCGCGGCCTCCGTCGCAGAGAACACCGTCTCGGCACCCGCCTGGATCGCGGCCTCGCGCAGCGCGTCGATGCTCGCACGAGCCTCCGCACCGGTCGCGGCGACTGCTGACATCGCCTGGTCGAAGTCCGCGAACCTCTTCACCCCGAGCAGCGCGAACGCCGACAGCGCGGCGCCCGCAACCCCTGCCGTGGTCGACAGCTGTGAGATCGCCTGCTCGTTCTTCTGGATCTTCGACAGCGACGACTTCGCGAAGTCCTCGACCGAACGGCGAGCCGTCGAGAACCCCGACACCAGGCCCTGCACGTCCGCGCGCAGAGCCACTGTGAAAGTGCGGTCAGCCACGTTTCACCCCCTCCTAGTCGACGCCGTGCGGTTGGATGCGGGGATGAGCAACAAGAGCGACGACCTCGCGAACATCCGAGAGCTGCTCCTCGACGCGAGGCGCGAGCGGAATGGCAACCGGTGGTTCACCGGGGTCGGAACCGGGCTGGCGGTCGCCGGCGCAGGGCTGGGCCTCGCAGATGCGAGCGGCCCCGGCCCGTCGCTGGTCGTCGTCGGTGCGCTCGGCCTTGCGCTCGGGCTCGTCTTCCGGATCTAGCGGCTGGTCGGCGGCCTGATCCGGGCGCCGAACAGCAGGCCGTCGAGCGTCGCCCCCGCGCCCGCAGCCTTCAGGTACGCCTTGCGCGCGTCGGCCTGCTTCGTCGCGACATAGCAGCGAGTCGGCGGAGGCACCTCGATCTCACGCGCTGCCATCTCGTCGTGCGCGATCTGCACAGGCCACCCACACCCGCACGGGCACAGGACCTCGCTGCGCCAGCGCGCGAGCTCGAGCATCCACTCACGCTCCGTGTCGTCCCACTCCGGCTCCGGCGTCGAGGCAAGGAGCCGCCCGTGCTCGTCGTACTCGTACACCGTGCGGGGCTCCCACCCCAGGAACCGCTTGTACGAGATCCCGAGACGCTCCGCCGCCTCTAGCTCCGCGAGGACCGCTGGATCCGCGAGGCGACCCGCGAGAAAGGGGCGCGGGACACACCCCGGTTCACCTCGAGCACGCCCTTCGCGAAGGGCTCCCACTGCGAGTTCGACAGCTGCTCCGCGAGCACCGGCCACTTCTCCGACGACCATGCGCGAGGGGACCCGTCGGCGTTCGTGACCTCGACGACGGAGGGCCCGATCGCGTCGTCGAGCGTCGAGATGTTGATGCCGTACGTCTTGTCGACGTCCACGTCCGGGCGCGGCGGGTGCTTCGCCTCGTACTCCGCCCAGGACTTGCGCGGCATCGCCTCGATCGTGAACACGAGCGTGTGCTCTCGCATGCGATCCTCGAGCGAGGAGACCTCCTCGGCCGCAGCGCGCTCGGCGGGGTTGGTGCCGGCGTACGTCGACTCACCCGACGCCTGCCGTGCGCGCTCGAGCGCGTCCTGCGCTCGCTCCCACTGTGCGTGCAGGTCGAGCGCGGTGCACAGCGTGACGGTCTTGCGGGGCCGGGCGATGGTGATGTCGGGCTCGGACATGAGCTACTCCCTGGGTCTGGGCTGGGTCGTCGGGTGGTGCACCCCGCCCGGCCGACCCAGGAGCCGGGCGGGGTGGTGTGGTGGCTCAGGCCGCGTCGTCGACGATCGCGACGTCCGTGTGCACGTCCCCGGTGACGAACGTCGACCAGGTCGCCTTGAGCACGGAGTTCGTCTCGGGCGGCAGGAGCGCCTTCATCCCCGTCTGGAACGGGGTGAGCTGGACCTTCTGGCCCGCCGCGAACTCCTCGTCGAACGGCAGGCCGCGGCGCTCCACCGCGACCCAGTTCGAGTACTCCGCGAGCGCGTCCGCGAGCGCGTTGTAGTCGTCCTCGTTCTCCGAGTTCGTGTTGTCGATCCCCGTGATGGAGAGCGTGTACCGCTTGCGGCCCGGCTTCTCGAAGTCCTGCGCCGAGCAGTAGCGCGGGTCGGGTGCGCTGTCCTGCGTCGCCTGCAGGTTCCAGCCGTCGGGGGTGAGGTAGCACGAGATCTGGACGGCTGACGATGCCGTGACCTCGTCGAGGGTCGGCGCCGTCAGGTCGGCGACGGCCGGAACCAGCGTGAGGCGGGCGAACCCGTCGGATGGGGTCGAGGGGATGTTCGTCACTTCTCTGCTCCCTTGCTGACGGCCGACTTCTCCTCGCCCGGTCCCGTCACGGGGGCGAGCTGGACGTGGTACTTCGGGGGACGGGGCTTGCGGACCGGCGGGTACCGGTCGTCCTTGATGCGCAGCAGCGACCGGGCGATGCGCTTGTCGTCCTCGGGCACGTCGAACTCATGCCCCGTCGTGGTGTCCTTCACACGGACGAACACGGGGTACCTCCTCAGGGTTGGCGTTGGGCGGCGAACACGAGCGGAAGCTCGGCCGCGAAGACGTGCCGGGTCATGCCCCCGAGCACGACGTCCGTCGGATAGACGGCCGGATCGCCACGCAGCTGCAACGGTCCGGTGACCCAGCCCGCAGCTGCGGGCCGGGAACCTTCGAGCGCACCGAGCGTGCTGTCAGCGACCGCGAGCGCCTCGTCCTGCGTGCGCGCGGCGATCGTCACCCGCACGCGGCACGTGCGAGCGTGCGGGGTGCTCACACGCGAACGCTCCAGCACCCCAGGCACCTGCACCGAGACGAGCCGCCACGGCAGCGCAGGACTCGGTTCGTCGACCTCACCGACGTGCGACGCGACGTCGTCGTCGGGCATGAGCGCGACGACCCCCGCCGCGAGCGCTCGGAACGTCACAGGAGCCCCCCGAGCAGATCGTCGAGCGCCTTCGCGAAGCGCGGCGCCTCGCGGTCGAGCGGACCATCGGCGTCGAGGGAAGCGCCACCACCGCGAGGCCATCCGTAGTACGCGCCCGCGAGACCTGCCGACGCGCCGCGGTCCCGGTCCGGGCCGGTCTCGGCCGTGAGAGACCCCCGGGTCGTCGTCACGTCGTAGGTGATCGTCCGGGCGAGCTGCCGGAAGTGCGCCGACTGCTGAGCGTCGGCCTGCATGTCCGACTTGATGTTCAGTGCGCCGCGCTCGAGCACCGCGGCAGCCTGTGGGATCGCGGTCCCTGCTGCGCGACCGAGATCGACAGCGAACGTGCGCAGATCGTCAGCCATCACGCAACCCCCATGCGATCCCACCGACCTCACGCGTGACCGCGTAGTGCAGGAGCCCGAGGGTGTCGTGCGCGCGGAGATCGCGGGAGATCGCGATGCACACCTCACGGTCACCGTCGTCCGTGATGACCTCCGCGAGGACCATCGTCTTCGTCGGTATCCACCCGAGGGCCTGCATGCGCGCGACCGCAGCGTCGACGATCGACTCGAGCTCGGCCTGCTCGTCCCGCGTCATGTCGTCACCTCGCTCACGGCGAGGCGGTACGCGGTCGCGCGAGTCTTGTGCAGGGTCCGCACCACGCGGTAGAGGCGACCGACGAGGTACTCGTCGTGCTCGTCCGCGACGACCTCGATCACGTCGCCCACATGCGCGGCGAACGCGCCGACGGGGACGTGGATCTCGTCGCGCTGCTCCGTGTGCACATGACCAGCGACCGTGGTCGTGCGCTCCTGCTGATCTGGGACCTGGACCTTGCCCGGACCCTCGTAGATCTTGACGACAGGGCGCACACCCGTGAGCGGGTCGCTCGGGCCGTCTTCGCGCACGACACGCACTGTGCTCGTCATCGTCGAGAGCGTCTGCTCGCGCAGCTCGACCAGGGCCCCATCGAGCTCGACGCCGAGCACAGTCACGGCCGGCCCCACCCTGTGGGCACGCGGTCAGCCCAGCCCGGCACGTAGCGCACCGGAGATGAGAGCGCGGCCGCGGCCGATCCGGGCAGGAGCAGATCCCACTCGTCGTCCGTGATGAACAGGCCGCCGGCGGACAGCGTCTGGTCACGAGTCTTCGTGACGGAGCCGTCATCGACGGCCACGGTCACCGAACGCAGACCCTCCGGGTTGCGCAGCACCCGCACGACAGCGTTCGCCTCGACCATGACGACCGTCTCCTCGAAGGCCTCGTCTGCGTCGACCCGAGCGTCAAGGTCACGCACCCGCGTACGGATCAGGACCTCCGCGTCGTCGAGGAACGCCTGCGCCTGCGCCGTATCGGTGATGGGACGGCCGAGACGCACCTGCACGTGCGCTGGCTTCGCGTAGCTCGTCACGACCGCCCCACCCCCACTACTGCTGCTGCGCGGCCGCGACCGCGGCGCGGATGTCGTCCTTCGACGCGTCCTGCGCGATGTCGATGCCGACGTGCTTCGCCCAGCTCATCCATGCGTCGCGGCTCGAGCGGCCATCAGGCGGAGTCAGCTCCGGCGATGCCGTACCGCTCTCGTCGTCACCACCCGGTGCGCCCTCGCCAGACCCCGGCACGCCGCTGAGCTTCTCGGAGTCCGGTCGGCCGTCGGGCTTCGCGGAGTCCGGTCGGCCGTCCGGCTTCTCGGAGTCGTTCTTCGACTTGGGTGCGAGCAGGTGCTCGCCGACGTCGGCGCCCTTGGGCACCTGGTCGCCGGCCGCGAGCTGGACCGGCAGGTCGTTCACGTACACGTACGTGACACCGTCGAGGTCGTCACGGATCTTCCTCCCGGCCATCCCGGGACCTCCTTCAGGTGGGTGGACGGTGGGGGAGGCCAGGCATGCGACCGCCCCCACCGTCACGAGGTCAGGACAGGACCGTCGCCGCGAGCGAGAGGTTCGCGTTCGCGAGGACCGGCATGCCGATCGCGTCGCCGTGGACCTCCGCGAGCATCGGCGGCGTCTCGTTGCGGTAGACACCCGTGACGATGCCCGGCTGGTCCGCGAGCTCGATGCCCCAGTCCTCGGCCGTCGAGGACAGGGTCTGCCCCCAGAACGACGCGCCGAGCTGGGTGTCCTGCCACGCGTCCGGGTCGACCGGCTCCGGCAGCAGGAGCAGCCCCGTGTCGGGGAGCACCAGACCAGACGCAGTACGCCGCGAGTACACCTCGATCGGCGGCAGGCCGGCACCGTCGACGATCGCCGCGACGTCCGCCTGCGTCGCGGGCCGCGAGCCGCCACCGACCAGCGACGTCTTGAACTCGTCGCCCTGCGCCATGACCCGCAGCACCCGGCGCGACACCAGGATGACGCCCGGCGCGACGCCGTTCGTCGTCTCGTACGTGTCGCACCACGTCTGCAGGTCCGTCAGCCGCGAGACCGACGTCGCCGACGACCACAGCGACGACGCCGTGACCGTGTGCCCGGCGGCGCGGCCGAACGAGTCCGCCGCGCCGATCTCCGGGATCGTCGCGACACCCGTGCGCAGCACGATCCCGCGGAGCCGCTCCATGCGGTCCGAGATCGCCTGAGCGACCTGCTGGGAGGTGCTAAGGATCTCGTTCAGGATCGTGTCGTCCGACGCGCCGCGCGTGCGCAGCTGGTCGTACTCCGTCACCGGGAGGACCTGCCCGATCGCGGGCAGCTCGAGGATCGTGCGCTTGCCCGACGGCTTCTTGCCGACGGTCGGCTCCGCGTCGTACGCGCGGAACTCGGCCTCGGCCACCAGGCCGGCCTGGCCCGCACGAAAGCGGACCTGGATGTCCGGGACGGTGCGGTTCGGCAGGAACCGCGCCAGGCTGCCGCGGCGAGCCTCGATCGCCGCCAGGGACTCCCGCACGTACCCCGTGAGGGTCGCCGGGTCGATGAGGTCGGTCCAGAGTGCCATGATCCGACTCCCCCTCTCAGATGAAGACGAACGTCGTCGCGGCGACCTTCGCCGCGACCGTGGGCGCGGTGAACGTCGTGGGCAGCTTGGCCGTGCGGACACGGCCGTGGTCGAGCAGCGGGACCGCGAAGTCCGCGGTCCCGACGACCTTCTGGTCCGTCAGGACGAACCCGGCCAGCACGCCGGCGCCGGTCGTCGCCTCGTCGTCGTCGTCGAACGGGACGAGGAGACCCCCGACCTTCGCGACCGGAGTGCCCGACGGGATGAAGCCGGCGGGGTAGTGCGTGTTCGCGGTGAAGGCGGAGACGTCGAGGATCTCGGTCCGCGCGTCGGCGATGCCGTGCGTCGATCCGAGCCAGGACAGGTCCCCGCCACCGAACGTCTCGGACTGGAGACGAGGCGACATGGTGATCCCTCCTCAGGGAGTCGTGTTCAGGACTTCTTGCTGGGGTGCCTCTCGGCGTAGAGCGAACGCCCCGCCGAGACCGACGCACCCTCGTTGCCACCGCCGCTACCACCACCCTGCGACGGGTCCGGAAGCGGGCTCGTCGAACCAGCCGGGATGAGCGCCTTGAGCGCGTCCGCGTCAGCCTCGATCTCCGTACGCGTCGCACCCGTCAGACGCGGTGCGAGCTTCAGGTCGAGCCCCTTCGTGGCCGCGACCTCGTACCGCAACGCCTTGAGCTCGGCGGCGGCAGCATCGCGCTGCGCCGCAGCCAGGTCGTCCGCAGCCCGCTGCTCGGCCGACTTCTTGCCGTCCGCGATCTCCTTGCGGAGGTCCGCGAGCGCCCTCTCGGCTGCCGCGCGGGCGTCCCGCTCGGCGGTGAGCGCCCGCTTGCCGGCCTCGCCGAGCGGCTCATCGCCCTCGGAGCTGCCGGACTGCGACGTGCCTGTAGCAGGGGGCTCGGTCGTCGGACCGGCGCCCGTCGATCCCGGAGTGCCCTGCTCGGTCCCCTGCGGGTCGTTGACGAACCGCAGGCGCGCGAACCGGTCCGGCGTGCCGGGGGTGTGGGTGATCGGCCACGCCATCGCGGCGCGGACAGTGCTGTGGTGCATGGTGGCTCCGAATCGCTCGGGGTGGTGACCCGGACCGCGTCGCGCGACCGGGAGAATGTGTTGGCAGTCAGCTGCGCAGGTAGCCGTTCGCGCGCAGGAGCCGCACGTAGTCGTCCTGCGACACCGCGACGGCGCGGATCGTCTCGGGCATCAGACGAGGGCGGGCGACGCGACGCTCGGCCGCGCGCCGCTCCGGCCTCTCGGGTGTGATGCGGACAGAGGTCCGGTCGGACAGGTACCGGTAGGCGATGCCTCGTCGCGTGGTGCCCTCGGACGTAACCAGGACGCGCCTGCCGCCGACCTGCGCGGTGTGCATCCCGCGGCGCGCGTTCACGACCTGGCCCATGTCAGCGCCCGCGCGGATCGCCTCGGCGCCGGCAGTCCCGAAGACACGCTCCTGCTCGTCGGGGGCCAACGAGTCGAAGTACTCCGCGGGGTTCACGGTCATGTCGTCGCCCGCTCCGGCCTCAGTGGCGGGAACATGCCGGCAGTCGCACCTCGGGTGTCGGCGGAACGGCACCGATGCGCGATACCGAGCTCCCGCGAGGATCACGCACCTCGAGCACGACGGCGGGTTCAGCATCCGCACGTACGTCGTGACCTTCGGCCGTACCCCCATCGCGAGAGACTCCGACTGCCGCGCCGAGTCCGACAAGGCCGTCGCCACCGCGGTCATCAGCCACAACCCGGAGCGGCGCAGCGCCTCAGGAACTTCGAGTGCTGGACCCGACGCCGACACGAGCTGCTTCGCGCCCGTCACGGCGCTGCGAAACAGCGACTCGAGCGGGCGGCCGTCACCCGCCCGACCGACCAGCGGCGTCGGGTCCGTGACCGCAACCGGGACGGCTGCCGCACGAGCACCCATGTCGGTGAGCACGTCAGGCACGTAGTCCTGCGCGCCGCGCACGAGCTCGAGCTGCGCGGTCGCAACGGCCGAGAGCAGGTCCGTCTCGATCAGCCCGTACGAGGCGTCGAACTCGGGGCCGACGCTCCGCCAGAGAGCGGCGGTGCTCGCGAGCGCGCGCTTCACCACCGCACGCTGCGCCGAGCCGTACGCCTCAGCGACCCCCGGAAGCGCCTGCAGCGGCACCGGCCTGGTCCTTCGCTTCGAACAGAGCCAGGGTCGGGTCCTGCTCCTGGGCGCGGAAGTGCTCGCGTTCACGCTGCTTGCGAGGTTCGTCCCAGTTCATCTCGTCCCAGGCGCCCTCTCGGGACAAGATCGGGACACCGCCCGCCATCTTCGAGATCGCGTCCGCGCGCTCCGCGAACGTCGGCGTCGCGGGGTCGAACCACAGCGTGCGGATGCGGTTCGCCTCAGGCCACTCACCGGTCCGGAACCGGGCCGAGATCCCCTGTACCCAACCCCACGCGTCACCCCAGTCGGAGGCCTTGCGCTCTGCGTTCTTGATGAGCCGCGACTCGTCGGCGCGGATCGCGCCCTCCGCGGCAGGGTTCGTCGTCGACGAGACGAAGTAGCGCAACGGCAAACCGGACACCGACGCGACGAGCTTGCCGTAGTGCTCGACCGTCCCGGTCAGGTTCGCAAGCTCGGCAGCGGGGAACGTGCCGGCCTGCGCGTCCTTCTCCGCGTAGACCATCAGCGACGTGTAGTACGCCTCCCACGTTGGGATCGGCTCGCCCGTCTGCGGGTCGACCATCTTCGTCGGGTCGACGCCGAAGATGTAGCGGCCAGGGACCGCGATCCCTTCCTGCGCGATCTGCAGGTTCGTCAGCGAGCGCGCTGCCGAGTCCGTCAGCGGGATCGTGTCAGCCATCTCCGACGTGCCCCACCAGTCGCCCGGCCGGCGGCGATTCAGGAACATGACGACAGGCGGGCGACCCAGCCTGTGATCGTCGCGGCCGACGATCTCCCAGCCCGACGACGTCGCGACAAGCCAGATCGACGCGTGCGGCAGGTACAGGGTCCGGCAGCGTCGGTTGTCCTCGTTGCGGTACGACCGCAGGTAGCCCAGCGCCGACCGGGTCCGGGCGTCGACCATGCCGGCCATCTGGCGGGAGGGTTCCACCGTGATGAGCGGGTGCTTGCTGTCCTCGTCGTTCGTGCCGACGGTCACGAACCCTCGCCCGTAGGTCGCAGCCTCCTGGTGGAGCATCGGGGCGCCCGAATCGAGGTTGTTCGCCTCCCACTGCTCGCGCAGCTCGTCCGACGTCTTAGCCTTCCCGGCCTCCACGAAGGCGCGGACCTCGAGGCGATTCACCACCTCGTCCACGACGACCCGCGGCCAGTTCACGACGGTCTCGAAGCGCCGGAGCTCCGGCGGGACAGCCAGCCCGATCTGCTCGAGCCGCTGCGCCCCCTCGTAGTACCGCTCCATGCGGATGTCGTGCTTCGCACGTGCCGTCAGCCGCTTCGCGAGACGCGCCATGATCTTCTGCTCGTCGTCGGTCAGACGCAGCTTGCGCAGCAGCTCAGCCACAGCACCTCCTCACCGGAACATGAACATGCGGGAGTCGGACTCCCTCACCCGGCGCAGGTACCCGTCGAGCGCCGTCACCGTCGCCTGGATCCCGTCGATCCGAGTCGAGGACTTCTTCCGGTCCGGCTTCACCGGGCGGATGTTGTCCGCGTCGTCCTTCTTCGCCTCCACGACAGACGCCATCCACCGCATCACCGGGTTACCCCCGTGACGGAGCTCCTGCGCGCCGATCAGACGCTCGAGCTCCTTCGATGCCGGAGACAGGCCCATGAAGGTCTGTGCGACTGGCGTGATCTCCACGCCGCCGAGCTCATCGTCAAGCTCCTGCACGAGCTGCCCCGCGAACATGCGGTCGTACGAGACCCGCTGCATGTCGAAGTGGCGGCAATCGCCGATCACGGCAGCCTTCACAGCCGAGTAGTCGATGACGTCACCGTCCGTCGCGGTCACGTACCCCTGCGCGATCCACTGTTCGAGCGGCACCATCAGCTGACGCTGCAGGTCCTCGACGCGCTCACCCGGCACCCAGAACCGCGCGAGCAGGTCCACCTGCGCCCCCGGCCGGTTCGACTCCACGAGCGCGACCCACGCCGTGAAGTCCGACACCGCCGACAGGTCCAGACCGCCCCACGCGCGACGGCCCCGCAGACCCGCACGGTCGACCGCCCCATCGAGCAGGTCCCACCGGTCCACATCGATCCACCGCGCCTGCTCGCGCCGGCGTAGGTTCAACGTCAGTCGGCAGTAGGTCGGGAAGTACGACGGCGTGCTGCGCGCCTTCTCCGCCTCGCGATGCAGGTACGCCCACGTCGGGGACTTCCCCGCACCCGGGTTCGCCTTCGCGAGCGTCGCGTCCGCGAACGGGTCGTCCCCGTCCTCGGCCGCCCAGATCACCCCGTAATGCCCCGGGTCCTGCACAACCCCGTTCGCGACGTTGCGCGTGTAGGTGTGCTTCTCGTCGTAGATCGTGCCGTCCTCGGCCTCATCCGCCGTCGTGATGAACACGACCAACGGCTGATCGCGGGCGCCCGTCCCCGTCTCGATCGCCTCGACGAGCGCGCGCCGCAGTCGCAGCGTGTGCACCTCGTCCACGACAGCGCCCGAGACGTTCAGACCGTGCGCCGTCTCAGCGACCCGCGACAGGACCCGCAAGATCGAGCCCGTGCGAGGCACGCGCACGACCTCCTTCAGCGGCTCGACCCGCTTCCGAGCGATGGGCGACGTCGCGAGCATCCGCTTCGCGTCATCGAACACACGCGCGGCCTGCGTCATCGAGCCGGCCGCGTTGTAGACCTCAGCGCCAGCCTCACCGTCCGCGAGGAGCAGGACGTTCGAGATGCCAGACGAGATCGTCGACTTGCCGTTCTTGCGCGGCACCTCGATCCACACCGACCGGACCACGCGGACCACAGCGTCGATCTCCGCGTCGTGGTGCACCCAACCGAAGATCGGAGCGAGCACCCACACAACCTGCCACGGATCTAGACCCTCACCCAGGCGCAGCCGGACACCAGCCCATCGGCCCTTCGTGTGCTTGAACGCCGCGAGCGCTCGGAGTGCCTTGCGGACCCGGTCGACGTCGAACCACGCGCCCGGGTGCAGGTCTGCCTGGAAGGCGACCACGAGCGGGGTGTGCTCGAGTGCGTCGTCGATCTGGTCCTCGGTCAACCCGAGCTCGACCAGAGCGTCACGCGGTGCCGGGAGACTACGAGTCGAAGGGGTCGTCCTCGTCGTCACCGGCGCTCCCTCGTCCACCCAGCCGGGCCAGAGATGACGGCGTCAGGCCGAGCTCGGCCGCCAGCGAGCGGAAGTTCGATCGGTACTGGTTGAGCACGGTCGTCCAAGGGCTCTTGACGTTGCCGCGCTCCGTCGCGACCACGACGCCCTCCATCGACAGAGCGCGCTCACCTTGCTCGATCCGTGCCCACGTGACGCACAGGTCGACGAGCACCTCCTGCTGCTCCCCGACGAGGCCGACGGAGCGGACGAGCGTCGGCGCGACGCGGCGCCACAAGCCCGCTGCCGTCGCCCGGGCGCGGCGCTCAGCGCGCCACGACCCGGGGAACCAAGCGGACCAGTCAGGCTCGACAACGGCGGACGGGGGCAGCGTGACCGCGTCACGTACTGGACGATGGCCGGGGTTCCCCTCGCGCACGACAGACAGCGTCGGCTTCGGCTTGCGTCCGACCGTCGCCACGAGACCTCCTACCCCACTCGACCTGTACGGGGCTTCTCGAAGCGGCTTCCCCACGCCCTGATCTCCGCCTGCGCCTGCCGCTCGACCGCGAGCGCAGGGTGGGGGATCGGAGCCCCCTTCGGATCCGCGATCACCATGCCCTCGGCGCGCAACCGGCGCTGCGCCTCGCGCAGGCGTGCGACCTGACCGCAGTACGCCTCCAGTGCAGACCCGACGATGCGCTCCGCGCCCGCACCGTACGCCGCGACGACTTCACGCCAGACCTGCGCCACGTCCGACGGGCAGCTGTCGGGCGGAGCGAGCCGGGCCGGTGTCACCATCAGTTGTCCCAGGGCCCGGTGCGGATCGTCCTGGTGATCTCGATGCCGAGATCAGGCTGGACGGACTCGATCGCCGCGACGGACGGCAGCTGACGGTCCTCTGTGTCGCCCTCGGGGAGCTCCGCGAAGACCGCGTCGACGAAGCTCGTGAACAGCTCGCACCGGATCGGATCGTCGGTCATCTCGAACTGCTCGCACCGGGGGTTGAGGTTGAGGTTCATCGACGACGTGATCAGGACCGACCAGTCCGTGTTGGTGATCGTCACGAACTTCGCGTGAAGCCGAGTCGCGCGAACCGTCTCGGGACCGAACACGTCACCGACGTCCGTCACAGATGCCTGCCCGCGCTTGGCTGACGAGTCCATCAGGAAGCGGATCGAACGGATACGGCCCGAGTCGCGGAACCGCTCGGCCGCGGCGACGTCGTAGAAGCCGGCGGACCACGTGGAGATCGCGACGTCAGCGGGTCCCGTCAGCTCGAGCGCCGCGTCGACCAGGTCCAGCAGTGAGAACTGCCCGAACGTGAGACCGACGACGTCGAGCCCCTTGCCGAACCCCGCGATCGTGTCGCGCACTGACGCGACCTTCGACAGGCGAGCGCGCGTCTTGCGGACGGGTCGGACGTGAGCGGTAGCCTGTGGCACATCGACTCCTTGATAGTCGGTCACGCCCCCGGACGGTTGCACCCGTCGCGGGGGTCCTTTCATGCCCCGATTCTACACCACGAGTTCCAGCATATCTGCAGGTCAGCCCGCAAAAATCGATCATTTCGCGGGTGTGCGAATTGCCCA